GTTAGTAATTTTAACTTCATTTACTGCTGAAGAAGTAGTTCCAAATACTACTGATTCATTACCATTAGCATCTGCTATGAATCCACCATCAGCAAATTTAGGTGCAGTTAAAGTTTTGTTTGTTAAAGTATCAGTTGAAGAAGCTGTGATACCTGTATTAACAGTTACAATATCTGGGTTTGTTCCATCGTTTGCAGATGCAAAAACAATTTGATCACCTTTGTTTGTAGCTGTGAAAGTAAATGAATCTCCAGATCCAGATGCATATTTAAATTGTACTGTGTAAGCACCTGATGATGAGTTTCTTAAAATGTAAAAAGTTTGAACATCTAAAGGTATTGTAACAACTGCATTATCTGAAATTGTGCCTGTAAACTCAATCATTCTGTGTGCAAGAACTGCACCAGTTGATCCATCAGAGGCAGTTAAAGTTACAGTGCCTCCGCTTGTTAATGCTTGTTGTGTAAAACCACCTGAAATTTGTTCTAAAATTTGTAAGTTTGTATTAGTCTTCGTACCCCATGTTCCGGCGTTTTCACCAGTTGCTTGAAGTTCGACTCCTAGTCCTGTGTATGTTGATGCCATTTTTTATCTCCTATGCAGCGTCACTATAACTTGTATTTGATCCAGTTGCAACATCAGAATAGCTTGAATTTGATCCTGTGTCAACTGATTGATATGCTTGAATTCCAAAGCCTGTAGCCGTTCCAAAAGCAGCTACAGAAGATGTTATTTCTTGACCTGTTAATCCTACTGTATTAGCTGATAATGTTATTGAACCAACAGAAAATGTAGCTGAAACACCTGTTAATCCTACAACCATTGGAATAGGATCTATGTTACCAACAGATAAAGTTCCTGAAACTCCAGATGGACTAATTATTTCTACAGCACCAGTTGTTATAGAACCAACACCTGCGGTTGATGAAACACCTGTTAATCCCATTACATCTGCTGGAGCTAAAGATCCAACACTAGATGTTATCGCTTGACCAGTTAATCCAACAATTTCTTGTATTGTTGTTACACTACCGACAGAAGAAGTGATACCTAATCCTTGAACTTGTTCAGGTATATCTAATTGACTTGGTACAGCAGATGTTATTGCTTGACCAGTTAATCCCATTACATCTGCTACTTCTAATGAGAATATACCCCAACCTTGACCTTGTCCCCATGAAGCATCATTCCAAGCATTTGCGGACACGTTTGATTGCATTGCATCAGGAGCTGTTATTTCTAAAGTTAATCCTGACTGACCCCAATTTTCGTCTCCCCAACCATCTTGTCCCCAACCGACTGCTATTTGTGCTGAAACAGAAACAGATCCAATAGATAATGATGCAGATACTCCTGATACTTTTACTACAGGATCAAAACTTTCACCCCAAGGTTCTTCACCCCATAAATCTCTACCCCAACCTTGTTGAGCAGATGCTACCGGTGTTCCAAGAGATGCAGTTATACTTAAACCGGTTAATTGAGTTACTTCATCATTAGCTTGACCCCATGATCCACCTGTATTCCAAGCGTCAACACCCCAACCTGATGTAAATGCTTCTGTTATTCCCCAAAGACCAGCACTCCAGTTTCCTGCTCCCCAAAAATCAGTAGTGGGTGTATTTGCTTGTCCACCCATTCCTGAGTGATATTGACAATAATAATATAAAGTTGGAGCAGAATCTGCTACTTCAATTTGTACATACGCTCCAGATTGCCCGGTTGTTCCGCTTGTTGTCACACCTGTGGTGTATTCACTACCACCAGAATGTGTGCCATTGCTTGTTGTTGAAAATTTAAAAGGGTGAGGACCCATGGAACTATCAGAGACATCAAATCTAAAAGTTCCTCCCTCAACTAATTCTAAGGTAGGTGTTTGAACTCCATCAATAAAATATTTATTGCCAGAGCCGGTAGATACTACCGTTACTGTGAAGGTTCTAGTAACGGACATCCGTCGTTACCCCCTTATGCTAATCTTATGATAGCGTTAGTAGCGTCTGCTGTTGGGAATTGAATTGTAAAAGTTCCGCTTGATACAGTTTTATCACCACCAAAAGCAATAACTGCGCATGCTTTGTTTGATTGTGATGAGTTATATATCAACGCACCGTTCGCTGTAAATGAAGCGTCTGTAAAACTAACATCTGAAAAATCACAAACAGCTGTTGTGCTATCTGTTGTTGGAGTTACACTTGTAAGTGTTGCACCACCAGAAGTATATGCAGTTCCTGATGAATTTGTAATTTCGTTTGATGATGAAAAAGCTGTTGTGCCTGCACCTAAAGTTGCAGAACTTGTATATAAAGCTATTTTAAAAGTGTTTCCAGTTGTAGCTGTAAAGTTGTGTGTACCAACTAAAAGCTCTTGTTTAAAACTTGTACAAATTGCCGATGTTATTGCCATGTCCTATCTCCTATGGGTTTGCTGAGGTAATCGGTATTCTAACTGCTCCGTCTGTGTAGTCATCTCTTCGTCTTCTACCGACTTGCTCATTAGCAAACTTCTGTACCTCTTGTTTATATTTATTTTCATATAAAGTCAACATATCTGTAGGGCCTTTTAAGAAGCCATACGCCTCTGCTAAACAACAATATAATAGACCATTTGGAAAGTTTAAACTAACATAATTAGTGTCGTCATTTTCCAAAAGAGCTGGTGCAGCGTTAAAATGCACCCTAAATTTGTATGTGGTATCAGGCACAGGAGCAAACATCATTCTACCAGATGTAGTGTCTGATTCACCTGTGGCACCACCAAACATGGCATAATACTTAGGTTGACCTCTTTTTGCCGATGCTGTTGATGAAATATACTCTTGTAAATAAGTAACATCTTTCTTTTCTAGCCAAACGTTAGGTCCAGTTACAGCTGATGTTGAATCATAAACCTGTATACCTCTTATGAATACTGCTCCTGCTGGAGCATTTATTGATTCTTGACCAGTAACTAAATTACCTGTTTGTTGTTTTCTATCTGCATCTATTGGGATATCTCTAAAAATTCTATACTGTGCATTTAAAATAATATTTTCTAAAACAGAATCAGATAAAACATTTGAATCTGTTTCTGTATAACTTCTAATCTGCGTTTTTAATCCTGATGCACTTAATCCTGCCATTATGTCCCTGCCATTATCTCTCTACAAATTGGACAACTTTTTTTATATCTATTGTGTGTCCCACATTTTAAATATTTTCCATTCTCATCCATGTATAATGGAATTTCTGGTTCTGGTATTTTAGTATAATACTCTATATGCTCATCCTCTTCTGGACATGCACATTGTTTAATACCTAATAATTTACAAATAAAATTTTTAATTTTTTTAATCATGCGCTTAGTGTAACTGGTCCTACTGAACAACCAATTCCTCCTCCTTTTACTCCACCAATTGTAGCAGTATTTGTGTCAACTGTAAAAAAGAAAAAATTAGCAACAGCATAGTCTGTGCTAACTCTTGCACCATCTCTGTATATGCCTGTTGTTATTGCATATCCAGCCGTTTTAGCAATATTAGAGCCTGAAATACCATCAAAACTACCTGGATCATTGTATTGAAATGTTCCTCCACCGCTAGTAACTAAAGCTGATGGGCCTCTAAATCTATATGTTGTGCCGTTTGTTAAACCATGACCCGGTGCTGTTACGTTTATAATTCCTGAACCCGATGAAAGAGTTTCAAAAGGATTGTTTGGTAAAGCATATGGAACAGCATTTTCTGTTCTATCACTTCTAACGTTTCGTAATGCAATACCGTCTGCAGAAATTGGTTTTGGTTCTAATTGTGGTTGCTTTGGTTCAAACTCAGATACGTGCACGAAAGATCCATTCCATTCTCTAACCATTTCTCTATATGGAAACTCCACACCAGATCTATCTGATATTGCCTTTGCATGTTTACCTGTCGCGTATTTTGCCACTATTTTTTACCTTTTTTCTTTTTCTTTTGTTTTTTCTTTTTACCACCAGGTCCTAAAGGTTTATCTACTCTACCACCTTTAGCCATACTTTTTTCTCCAAGTCGTTTTGTAGCCTCTTCAATTGCTTCTTGTTGAGAAAAACCTGCTTCCCTAAGTTCTGCTACAAGTTCCATAAATTTTTGTTCGTCCATATTATGTTCCCGGATAATAAGCTTTAGGCGTAATGTATGTGCTTGAAGCTGATCCGTCCTCCGCTAGTGCTCTTGCTAATTCATCTTCGTAATATAACTTCATAGCTTGAACCATTTGTGGTTGATATTTTTGAGCTAAATAAAATGCTAATCCTGATACCATACAAGGCACAAATCTAAATGGAACATCTGTTGCATTTGTATAGTCACCAACATCTTGTATTCTTTTTATGTAATAGAAATGCATATCTTTAGATGCATTTGTAGAGTCAGGTGTTGGATAAACATGCAC